AAGGCGAGAATTTGTGCGCTGCAAAATGTACACGGACATGATATACGTGCGTTTGCTAAGTGGAGCACGTGCCACTGTTGATCCATGGTTGGTCCTGGATTGAGTTCCACACCGGTAAGAAAATCGGCGTCATGAAAGCGAGCATGTGAACACAAAAACTTCCACGTTTTTGGTCCCACATACATTGCCCACCTCCAGTCGCGGTCTGCTGGTCGATCATGTTGATGCGGATGAGGCTCATTGTTGGCACGTTCGTAGAAGTCAAATTCTGGTTTTTCCTCTGGAGCGAACATTTCCAACAGCTCGCGCATGTGTGTTTCCTCATTCGCAAGATTTGCCATCATGTCTGCACAATAGCATTGCTGCAAATATGCGTTCCCTTTGACGACATTCTTACGTCCGCCTGATGGCAAGCGGAATTTTTCTTGGAATCCAAAATCCATCTTGTCATCTCGATGCGCTGCAAAATCCATCATGCGCTCATGATATTCTGCCGTCTCGCCTTCCGTCACACCCCATCGTCGTCGATGTTCCCAATATGATGGTTCAAGCTGAGATGTAACCTCGCCGTTCTCAACGATTAGGGACAGACTTCCTCGAAGCTTCCATTGTCGTTCAGGCGTTTCAGTTGCCTCACCATGTTCGAATCGTTCTTGTGCCGGTTCCGCGTTCCAAATTCGCATTTGGTTTCTGATGCCATCGCGTTCTGCGAATCGATTGATGGCATTTCGATTCTCGTATGGCTTGTGTTTGATGTACCACTTCAGATAACAAGAAGTGTAGTTGGGCAAGACTGTATCACACCGAATTTGCCGTAAGGCGTTCATCAACTTTGCCCGCCATGCGTTGAATTTCTCTTCGCCGTGTGAAACCGCTAATGTGAGTGAGTCAATGCAATTCATGATGGTCTGTTCTAGTGGATCATCACTCTTCCTGATCCAGTTCACCATCTCTTCCAGATCTGGCCAGCTGAATCGCGCAATCCACATGTCCAGTTGTTCGTCAAAGAAAAAGCCACGCTTTAGAAACGTCAGTTCCTCAAGCGGCTTATACATTGCGCTCACTCCGTCCTTTGATGCCGATGTCATATCAACGTTCCACACTTCTTTCATTTTGTTCATGATTGCTGGTCCATTGTAGAAATGCCATGCATATCCACTGATGCTCATGATAACATCATCGCCATACACTGTTGCTGAACACAACTCGTCAAAATGATGGAGATCGCGTAGTTCCGGA